ACGCTGTACTGTTCAACGAGTGGACGAGTGGTGGAAAGTACCAAATTCATAAAAGTAAAAAACACAGTGATGGTGAAGAATGTTTTGGAGGTGGGTGGTTTATTGTTGTGGCGACACTGCCGACTGGACAAATAAGTAACCATTACGAGTTAAAGGATTGGGATTTATTTGAGTGTGAAGAGCGAGAATTGGCAGACAAATGGGATGGGCACACTTCGCAAGATGTTCTCATTAGGCTCGCCTCCCTAGACATAACTAAATAATATATATGAAAGCGATTAAAATAGACATTGGTAAAAAGTGGTTGGATGTATCTCCTGGAGTTTACAGAGAAGCTATCCGAGAACAAGTTATGGCCACTTTTCAAGAGACAGAAAAAACTCCCGATGTCGTAACTATGAAAGAAGCTATTTATTTTCCAATTAAGGTCTATGAACCAGGAAGTTCTGAGTTTACTACATATCTTGTCAAACAAGATGACGAAAAGATATTTAGAGACTTAATGACTATCCAACAAGACACTCTTGATAAGGCTGTGCGATTTAAGGTAGATGAACTATGGGAAATGAATTACATGGAAATAAATGCTAAGGCGTGTAATAGAATAAGAAAACTTCCTTGGTATAAAAGATTGCTAAAACTGTTTTAGTTTTCCTTCAAATTATTACTAGATAAAGAAATAAATATGAACCAAAGAGAAATAATGAAATTCAGAGCTTGGGATGGTTTATCTAAAAAGATGTCATTCTGGACAATGAATGATTTGTGTAACCATACAAATGATTCATCAGAAAAACCAAGTTGTTTAGAGGAATGGATGCTATACACAGGTCTTAAAGACAAAAATGGTAAAGAGATTTATGAGGGGGATGTCATTAAATCCAGTTATCTCGGTGGAACAATTGAAAAGATCGTATGGGAAGATGGAGGATTTAAAGTCCAAAGAAAAGGTTATTGGGAAAGACTCCATTCTCTTTTAGTTGAAAATTCTGAAATCATTGGAAATGTTTTTGAGAACCCTCGCATCCCTAGACACTAACCTTAAATAAATATGAAACTAAAACAAATACACGACTTTCTAAAATCTATCGTAACCTCGCTTATAGTCAGACGAGACGGAATGATAAAAGACAAACTACCAAAATTATCTATTGAATATGCAGAAGGTCAGTTGTATGAGGCGCAGTATATCCTAGATATTTTTGAGAAGGTGCTTTATGAGAATGAGAAGCTAGTGACAGATAAATAAAAATATATGACACCCACAGAAAAAAGATCAGCGGAGTTTGAAAGTTTTGATAGTTTCTTTGCAGGACTATCTATGCGAAAGGAGAAGAACGCAATGATTTTTTACGAAAGATATATCCAAGCCTTCCTCGCCACCTCAATCGCACAAGCCATAGGAGAAGATAGGGAGAGGGTGGTGAAAGGATTATTAAAAGAATACAAAGGGCAAGAAAGCCAGATACAGGATGCAGCAAATTACATCTCCTCCCTAGACAAATTAACAGATGAAGAATAACTATGAAAACATCAGTACAAAAAGGAAAACTTTTGGAGGAATATGTTGCAGGCCAAATCAGGGATAAGGGGATTGATCTAAAGGCGTATCGCTCACACGGGTCAGGATCATCACCCACAGAAAAAGGGGATATTTGGACATCTATGATGATTTTGGGACAGAATGTTGGGATAGAATGTAAAAACCATGCAGCACTACACATACCAGAGTGGTGGAGGCAGACTAAAAAGCTAGAGAGCCTTGGTAGAGAACCTGTGCTTGTTTTTAAGATTTACGGCGAGCCAATGAGCGAAACTAAGTGTGTTATTTACCTAGACACATTACTAGAAATGATAAAGCAGAATATAAAAAACTAATATGATAAACTCACACACGATAGCGAATAGAAAGGGATGGACAACTAGAAAAAAAAGATTTTCTAAGGAACAGATATCAGAAATGGCTAAAACAGCAGTAATGCAAACACTAAGATACAAGAAAGCTAATCAAAAAAAGGGGTATAAACAAGATGTGAACGCAGAATAGCTATCCACATGTAGCAACACATATACTTGTGTGATATAATCTATGCGTATAAATAATCATAAACTATGTACACAAAGACTTCACAAACCAAAAAAACCAAAAAAACCAAAAAAACAAAAAAAACCAAGAAAGCTAAGAAATAATGAGGGTAAGGGTATTGACTCAGGAACAAATACAGGAAGCACGCAGACAACAGAAAGAAGGTTGTACAAATCGTCAAATAGCTTTATATTTCGGTGTAGGCAAGACCACCATCTGGGATAACATATACCAAAATAGAAGAAGAATACCGCTACGCAGAATAACTTTGTTATCTAACATACCAAGTGTTATAATGATAGTTACGATAATGAGAAAGGAGGGATTTACATCAATGGATGTTTCAGAAATACTAAGTATTCCCTTGATAGAAGTTAATAAGATTTATAGCAGAAAATGATAGTACCCAACCCAAATGGTGCAAACGCAACAGTAAGTGACCCAAGAGAAGAAGTAATGTGGGCTTCTTTTGTTGCGAAAGGGCTTAAAAATGCTTATGAAAGTGCAATAGACGCAGGATATTCAGAAAGCAATGCAAAGAATGTAACAATGCGAGACTGGTTTAAGGAGCGTTTAGGGAAACTGAGACGCAAGGATATGTTATCAAAAGCAGAGCGTAATTTAGAGAAAGTTCTTGATACTTCTTACGAGACAGGGGAGGGTAAAATAATTCCAGATGTAATGAGGATAGTGGTTGATGTTTCAAAGACAGTTGTTACTACTTTAGGTAAGGATGCATATAGTTTAAGAGTAGAGAGCACTGGTGCAGACGGAAAAGATTTACCACAACCAATAATAAATGTTCAAAGACACGACAGCATACAAGAAGATAAACAAACTGAAGAAACGAGTTAGAATTATCCAAGGGGGTACTTCAGCAAGTAAAACAATAAGTATTTTGTTATATCTTATTGCTTATGCACAGACTGATAAGATAAAAACACTAACAAGTGTAGTATCAGAGAGTATTCCCCATCTAAAGCGTGGAGCGATAAGAGACTTTAAGAACATTTTACAATTACACGGATATTGGGAAGAAGATAAGTGGAACGCAACCGACAGTATTTATACTTTTGAAACAGGAAGTCAAATGGAGTTCTTCAGCACAGACAACGCAGATAAGTTGCGTGGAGCAAGACGAGATAGATTATTTATGAATGAGGCGAACAATAATACTTTTGACGCCTTTGAACAATTAGAGGTACGTACGAAAGAGTTTATAATGATTGACTACAACCCAACGAATGAGTTTTGGGTGCAACAGGATTTACTAGGCAAGCGTGATGACTTAGATTTTATAATACTTACATACAAGGATAACGAAGCACTATCACCAGAGATTATTGCTTCCATTGAACAGAGAAGAAACAGAAAAGGTTGGTGGCAGGTTTATGGAGAGGGTCAGCTCGGAGAAGTAGAAGGAAAGATTTACAAAGACTGGCAGATAATTGACGAGATACCACACGAAGCAAAGCTAGAGAGATATGGACTTGACTATGGATACAGCAACGACCCGACAGCTATTGTTGCGGTGTATAAATACAACGGGGGCTTTATTTGGGATGAGATTACTTATCAGAAAGGACTCTCAAACAAACAGATAGCCGATATTCTTTCTAACCTACCAGAAGCATTAGTTATCCCCGACTCATCAGAGCCAAAGAGTAATGATGAGCTTATGGCTTATGGGATAAACATTTTACCCGCACAAAAAGGGCAAGGTTCAGTAAATCAAGGAATACAAGTTGTGCAGAGCCAGAGAGTATCTGTGACTAAAAGATCAGTAAACATAATCAAGGAATATAGAAACTACTTATGGATTACTGATAAGAACGGAAAGATTTTGAACACAGCAGAAGACGGCTTTAATCACTGTATGGACGCTGGGCGTTACGCTATGCAGACACTAAACATAGATGTTGGGCTCTCAAAGATAGAAGAATACATGCTTATGGAAGCCCGCAGGAACAGGGGAACTAACTTTGCTAGGTAATCCGACCAAGCGTTAATTTGTTAGCATTCTGTCTGTGGACAATAAAATCTTTGCATATTTAGACAATTTATCAGACGCTTACAACGGTTCAGTAGAAGTTATAAGCGG